GTACTTATCTTTCAACAGTACCAATTTTCCCTCTTTATCGATCGTATTCCAATCTTTCTTCTGAAGATCGGCCAGCTCGGTAGCACTTCCTTCTCCGGATGTTGTTATCCTGCCGGTGATGCTATGCCTTGCCGGAATTGCTTCCAATGCTATTTTCGAAGTTGTAAAATCAAGATCGAAAAGCTTAAGCATACCTTCCCTGGCAGAAGCATTCAGGCGGCCATCTTTAACGGCTGCGTCAACCAGTTCAACAGACTCGGCTTTTTGTTTTGCCTTGGCTGAAGTGTTTAGTTCGTCAATGCGTCCTGTCAGGGTCACATTTTCTGTTTTCAGGCGGTCACGGTCTGATAAGACCATCCGCATTGCGGCAACTTGCTCCTCTTGTGTAGCATTGTCCGCGAGTTGAAGAATTTTTTTAAATGGCATATTTTGAAAATTATTTGTATCAACCAGCTTTATAACCGTGCCGGCATCGGTCAAATCAATTGTATTGCCTTCTGAATCGTAGAATGCCAGTGAGTTGTGATTAGCACCTACGGTAACAATAGAGGCTTCGCGTACCTTCCATTTTGTAACTGTTGGAAGTGTCTGTCCCGGAAGCTTCAATAGTGGATCATCACTCACTTCATCAGGTGGCCATGCCCCTATACTGGCCATTCGGATAAAATCACGTTCAACCTTTCCTGCTACATCGGCACCCTGGGGATCCATCATATCAAAAACCGGATCAGCAAGTATTTCACTGCCTTCTACCCTGATATTTTCCCATCGTCCTATCGGTAGCGACCAGTCACCATGCATAAGCAGCATAACCGGGTTCTTTCTGAACTCTGTCAGATCAGCCCCGGAGGTGAGCATCCGGAAGCCATAAGTATTAACTGTTTCATCATGCAGAACAAATGATTTTTTCATTGCGGTTCTTGTGTCTTTTTGGCTAATTAAATACCTCGCTTCCTAACAGACAAGTAATTCTGCAAGCGTTGCATCGATTACCGCAACACTTGCAGTGATTTTATCAATTGTAAGAACAGCGGATTAGCTTCGCTGAAAAAGAAAGAGGTATGGCAACGAAAAAAGAGATGCAGGATAAGCGCGATCACGCAAAACTGCTGTTTATCCATGAGCAGCTGAATCAAAAAGAGATTGCTGCCAGGATAAAAGTGTCGGAGGTGACAATTAGTAAATGGGCAAACGCTGACAGCTGGGACGGTCTCCGGGTTTCGATTACCATTACAAAAGAAGAGCAGCTTAAAAACCTCTACCGGCAACTGGCTGAAATGAACAAAGCGATCGCAGAGCGTAATGATAAAAAATATGCCTCCTCCTCAGAAGCCGATGCGATCAGCAAGCTGGCCACAGCGATCGATAAAATGGAGAGCGATGTTGGCATAGCTGATATTGTTTCAGTGGCAAAAAAGTTTCTGACCTGGATGCGCAAATTTGACCTCTCCAAAGCTCAGGAGATGACACCGCTTTTTGATGCCTTTGTAAAAGATAATCTTCGTTAATCATGGCACGCAAACGGTTAAAATCAGATGATAAGTATGCCCTTACCGATTGGGAAGGCTATCGTAAAGATATCCTGGAGGCATCGGTTGTAGACAGTAACGAGAGTCATGCAGAGAAACTGAAGCGCGTTGCCAAGCTCGAGGCCGATAATGAGGCCTGGTTTGCATTCTATTTCCCCACTTACTACAAAGCCAAGCCCGCTAAATTTCATATAAAGGCAACCAAGCGGCTGTTCGAAAACAGGCGCTGGTACGAAGTTCGTGCATGGAGCCGCGAACTCGCTAAGTCCTCCCGGTCGATGATGGAGGTGGTTAAGCTGGCCATGACCGGCAAGATCAAAAACGTATTGCTGATTTCGAATTCCCAGGACAATGCCGAAAGGTTATTAATGCCGGTGATGATCATTCTTGAAAGCAATAAACGGCTGATTAATGATTACGGTCTGCAGGAAAAGCCGGGGAGTTGGGAGACCGGTGAGTTTGTCACATTGTCCGGGTGTGCCTTCAGGGCATTGGGAGCCGGGCAAAGTCCGCGTGGTACCCGAAACGAAAGTTTCCGTCCCGACTTCCTGTGGGTAGATGATATGGATACCGATGAGGAGTGCAGAAACCCCGAACGGATCAATAAAAAATGGGACTGGATCGAGCAGGCGCTTATTCCCACTGTATCGGTTTCGGGTAGTTATCGGATACTGTTTAATGGTAATATCATTGCACGCGACTGTTGTATTACCAGGGCAATCAAAAAAGCCGATCATGTAGATGTGATCAATATCCGTGATAAAAACGGGAAGTCAGTGTGGCCTGAGAAAAACAGCGAGGAGGACATTGACAAGATCCTCTCATTAATCAGTACTATCAGCGCTCAAAAGGAATATTTCAATAATCCGCTCAGCGAGGGTGATGTGTTCAAGGAATTATCCTGGGGCAAAATACCGCCGCTGAATAAATTTCGCTTCCTGATTGCTTATGGCGACCCCGCTCCATCAAACAGTACAAACGGAAAGGGTTCTTTTAAATCGATCTTCCTGATGGGTTCTTGCGATGGCAAATACTATGTCGTCACAGGTTACCTCGATCATGTTACCAATGATGAGTATGTCAACTGGTATTATTACCTGAGGGATTTTACCGGAGATAAAACCATTGTCTACAACCTGATTGAAAACAACAAACTACAGGATCCTTTCTATGGACAGGTGTTTATCCCGCTCTTTGCCTCAAAAGGAAAAGAGAACGGTTTTATTGGTATCATCCCGGACACAAGGCTTAAACCCGATAAATTCAGCCGCATTGAGGGCAACCTCGAACCGTTAAACCGACTGGGAAAACTAATCTTCAACGAAGCCGAAAAAGCCAATCCGCACATGAAGCGGCTCGAAGAACAATTCCTGTTGGTCACCCCGCAACTGAGAGCTCCGGCAGACGGACCCGACTGCATTGAGGGTGGCGTATGGATCATCAATCAAAAGTTGTCGCAGATTGAGCCAGGCAGTTTTTTAATAGGGGTAAAAAAAGTCAGTTCCAAACGTTTTTAAAAAGCTTTTAATCATGACCCGATTTCAAACATTAGTTCTCAGGTACCGGATGCGTCCCGGAGCGCTTAACCGCGCAAAGCGTAAAGCAGACAGGCTGCACAAAAAAACAGGCAACCGCTTCCGGGTATTCTTTTTCGGCAGCAGGTACCAGGTATGGACACGCGATGAAATTCGCGACCGCAAAAAGTCCGGATTGTTTAAATTCGGTTTAAAGGCCGGTAAAGATTTCGACACAATTGCATTTTATGACACCAATTCATTATGTATTTAACCAACGAAGAAATAAAAACACATCTCTACTCTGATAATGTAGAGGTAATTACGCGGGGCGACGATACGATTACAACCGCTGCTGTCGATGCTGCCGTAAGTGAGGCCAAGGGATACCTGAGCGCCTTCGACCGTGATGCCATATTCGGAGCTTTAGCCGAAGCAAGAAATGCCCTGCTACTCACTTTTGTAAAGGATATTGCATCCTGGCATCTTTTGAATCTGTGCAATGCCGGCAGTGATATGAAATTGCGCCAGGATCGTTATGAACGTGCTATTAGCTGGTTGTCTGCTGTGCAAAAGGGAAACATATCACCCGATCTGCCTGTGACTGTTTCTGTAGACGGAACAACCAATGCCCAGGGAATAACTTTTGGCAGTAACGCCAAACGCGAATCACACTTTTAATTTTTTACTATGGCAACAATAAAGAAAAAACCTGTACGGGCGAACCTAAGTGTTCGCCCAAATCCATCCAGCCAGAAATTGGTGCTTAATCAGATCGTTGTCCGACCATTGGCCAGACGGCCACATAACGTAACCGACTGGAGAAACGGCTTGCAGGCTGCCGACCAGGGGCGGGTTAAAATGCTTTTTGACCTCGAAGAGGATCTGTTAATTGATGGTGTGCTGGGGGACGCGGTTGATAAACGAACCATCGCTGTAACCAACTCCGAGCTCACCTTTCAGGATGCTGACGGGTCGGAGGTTGAACAGATCAGTACGCTGATGGATTCTCCAGCATGGGAAGATCTGTTAACGGTTATTATGGCATATCGGTTCTGGGGACGGTCGGGTGTAGAGTTTGATTTCTCAAATGGATTCGACGCCAAGCCGATACCTCCCAAACATATCAAACTCGAAAACAAGCAGATATTATTGAACGAGTACGATGATAGCGGCGTTTCTTACGAAGGTGATGACCATATCCTTATTCTTGGAAAACCGCGTGAATTCGGATTGTTGCTTAAAGCTGCTCCCTTTGCAATTTACAAACGGGGTGCTTTTGGAGATTACGCCCAGTGGCTCGAAATATTCGGGATGCCACAACGGGTTGGAAAATATTCGAGCTACGATCCGGAGAGCCGCAAAATACTTGAGCAAGCCTTTCAGTTGGCCGGGTCAGCTCCATATCTGGTAATCCCCAAAGACAGCGATGTTGAAACCGTTGCTTCTCCCAGTCATGGTGCCGGACAATCGCCTTATGATGAATTCCGCAAAGCCTGTAATGAGGAGATGCTCATTACCATCCTCGGGCAAACAATGACGACGGTGCAGGGCGATAAAGGCGCTCGTTCCCTTGGCGAAGTTCATAAAGCGGTAGAGGAAGGAAAGAACAGGGCTGATATGCGCTTTGTGCAGCGTGTCCTGAATCATTACATTTTACCGATATTCGAGAAACGCGGGTTCCCTGTCACTGGCGGTAAGTTTATCTTTCCAAAAGCAGCCCAGGAGATCACCGTTGACGAAATAGTAAAACTTGCAGCCATCATGGATATCCCCTTAAGCCACCTGCACGATAAATATAGTATTCCGGTTCCCAAAGATGGTGAGCCTATAGCCGGAGCGAAACCCATAGAGTCGCAAAGTCTTGCGTCTGATCCAAAGAAGCCAGGTTCTCCAGAACCCAATACAGAGGATGATCCCGGTGTCGAGACGCAAGGGGTTGAGTCTAAACCTGCGAAACCAATACCCGCACCGAAAGATAAACCCGTCAAAAAC